ACCGCAGCTCCAAGCCCGAGATCATCTCCGCCGCACTGGAGCTGACTGATCACCAGGCCGCCACCATCGAACGGCTACAGCAACAGCAGCGGATCCTATGGGCGACGCTCGCCGCGCTCACCGTCTGGGCACTACTCTAGCACACCACAGGCCGGGGGGCAACCTCCGGCTTTTTTGCGTGCCAAGCAGCACCCAGGGAACCTACTGACATATCCTCATTTTTCTCTACTGTGCTAACCTACTTACTTCTCTACTACACAACATGCTCACCCTCGCCCTAATCCTCGCCAACGCCACCCCAATCACCAAAATCGGCAGCTCGTGCCCTTTCGGCTACTACTCGGCCTCCGGTTACTGCCTCCCAAACTCTGCACTGGAGCGCCGCACCCAATCCATCCCCCGCACTGACACCACTTGCCCCTTCGGCACCTACAAAGCCGGCAACTACTGCACCTGGAGCCCCCGCTACTGACGGGGGCAGGGGTTCAATTCCTGTAATACCCTAGAAAGTACCCTCCTACATAAAAATGCCCGAATCTGCTGGAGCACTCACCCTTCGCTACGCCCAGGGTCAGGTCTTCGGCAGTCGAAAACGCTTCAGAGTGCTTGTAGCAGGCCGCCGCTTCGGAAAAAGCTACCTCTCATGCATCGAATTATTGCGTGGGGCGATCGAAAGGCCGGGCGAAACTTTCTTTTACGCGGCCCCTACATACCGGATGGCGAAGGACATCGCCTGGAAGGTAATGAAAAAACTGGTCCCAAAAGCGTGGATCAAGAGCAAAAACGAGACCGACCTCAAGATCGAGCTAGTAAACGGCTCGACAATCGAACTGAAGGGCACTGAAAACGCCATGGCCCTGCGAGGCCGCAGTTTGGCTGGCGTGGTGCTCGACGAAGCCGCCTTTATGGATAGCGAAGTCTGGTTCGAGGTGATCCGGCCCGCTTTAGCCGACAAACAAGGCTGGGCGTTGTTCATCTCCACCCCCGACGGCACGGCCAGCTGGTTCTACGAACTCTGGCAATACGCCGATAGCGGCGACGAGGACTGGAGCCGCTGGCAATTCACCACGATTGACGGCGATAACGTCCCACCAGAAGAGATTGAAGCTGCCCGCGCCCAACTCGATCCCCGCACCTTCCGCCAAGAATTTGAAGCCAGCTTCGAGAACCTCAGCGGTCTAGTCGCCATCAGTTTCAGCGATGAGAACATCGAAAAGAGCGTCCAAGATCTCCCCGTTTTGCCACTCCTCATCGGTGTCGACTTCAACGTCGATCCAATGAGCGCCGTCTGCGCGGTCAAAAAAGGCGACGTGCTCTGGGTCTTCGACGAGATCATCATGACCGGCGGCGCCACCACCTGGGATCTCTGCGAAGAAATCCAATCCCGCTACGGCGTCGAGCGCCGCATCATCGCCTGCCCCGACCCCACGGGCGGCGCCCGCAAAACCAGCGGCGTTGGAGCGACCGACCACAACATCCTGCGCAAGTCCGGCTTCACGGTATCCAGCCCCCGCAACCCCTGGAAGATCCGCGACAAGATCACCTGCGTCAACACCGCCCTCCTCGATGCCTCTGGAACCCGCCGCCTCTTCATCCACCCCAAGTGCAAGGAGTTAATCAAATCCCTCCGCACGCTGACCTATGCCCCCGGCACCGGCCTTCCCAACAAAAACCTTGGCGTAGACCACGCTTTCGACGCCCTGGGTTACCTCTGCCTCCAAACCTTCAACCTTGCCAAACCAGAGAACCTCGGCAAGACCAACTATCGTGTGTGGTAACACCCTTGCTGGCACGTTATGGCGGCAAAAAAGCCCACCAAAGGCCAAAAGAAGGTCGAAAAAGTGATGTCTGAGTACAAATCAGGCTCACTCAAGTCCAGCTCGGGCAAAAAAGTAACCAACCGCAAGCAGGCAATCGCTATTGCCATGTCCGAGGCTGGTATGACCCGCAAAAAGAGGAAAAAGTAATGGCAAAACGCGGCCTCTACAGCAACATCCAAGCCAAACGCAAGCGCATCGCAGCCGGCAGCGGCGAAAAAATGCGCAAACCTGGCACTAAAGGTGCCCCAACCGCCGCTGCCTTCAAAGCAGCCGCTAAAACCGCCAAAAAACGCAAGAAATAGCCATGGCCGTCACCGTAACTCGTGGCACCAACTTGGTAGAGCACTACCAGTCAACGCCTCTAACCGCTGTAAACGACTCGTTTGAGATCCATGCCGACTCCAGCGAGTTCACTTTCGCTGCCGTAGTCACCGGCGGCGCCAACTTCAGCTTGGTATTCGAAGTCTCTTACAACGGCGGAGGCACTTATTTCGAACTAGATACCAGCAAAACAATCAACTCCACCGGCCAATTCGCCTACTTTTACACAGGAAAACCTACACATCGCGTGCGTATGCGTATCGCAGCCATTAGTTCTGGCACACCTAGCGTTATTCCTATCATCGCCGTCGCTTATCACGGTTAATGGCTATCCAAACAGTCAACGGAGGCTGTGTTCACATCGAAATTGATGCTGAAGACGGCCTCACCCACGCAACATTTGTCTTCAAATCACCCCAAAACCCCGAAATCCTCGGCGGTTTTGTCTCCATGCTCGCCCAAGGCATCGAAGTGCTGGTGCCCATCAACGATCCCGACGACGAAGAGGATGATGACGACTAAACCTGCCAAAATAAGTACAAAGTAGGAGTCAAGCCGTGGTCTACAGCGCCAACATCCCACCGACTGGAGCTGTAGTCAGCGAATCTCCGTTTGTCCGCAGCCTGGACGTAATCGCCATGATGGCGGACTGGCAGGTCATGGCTGCCGTCACCCGTGGCACCAACTACATCCGCGACCTATCAGAAACGTACCTACCGCAAGAACCACGAGAAGACGACGACGCCTATACAACCCGCGTAGACCGCAGTGTCCTCAGCCCCTACACCAGTCGCCTAATCGAAACCGCCGCTGGCGCAATCCTTCGTAAACCCATCCACATTGAAGGCGACGACTACTGGCTCCGCCTTGCCGAAGACATCGACGGCATCGGCTCCAACATCAACGAATACGCCCGCCGCGCCCTCGTCAGCAGCCTGACCTATGGCCACAGCGCCATTTTGGTGGACTACCCCGCAGCAATGGGAGCACGAAACCTTGCTGAGGAACGCGCCCAAGGCCGCCGCCCCTATTTCATCCACGTCGACGCAGCCCAAATCTGGGGCTGGCGCCAAGCCAGCACAATGCCTGGCGCTCCTCTTACTCAAGTCCGCATCCACGAGTACACCACCCGCCCGCTAAACGACTTCGGCGAAGAGCAGATCGAGCAGATGCGGGTGATCTACCCAGGCCGCTACGACCTGTACACGCTCGGCGAAAACGTCGTCGAATTCACCCAGAGCGGCGGCTACAGCCTCGACCAAATCCCCCTGGTGCCGATCTACAGCAACCGCCGGGGCATGTTGCGCTCCCAGCCCCCACTGCTGGACATTGCCAACCTCAATATCACCCACTACCAACGCCAAGCCGACCTCATCCACGCCCTCCATATCGCCGCCATGCCCACCCTCGTCCTAGAGGGCTGGGACGACACCACCGGCAGCGCAACGATGGGCGTCAACTACGCCATCGCCATGCAACCGGGCAACAAGGCGTACTACGTCCAATCCGACGCCACCAGCTTCGACGCCCAAATGCAAGAACTCCAGTCGCTGGAGGGTCAAATGTCGACGTTGGGCGTTACCAAACTCTTCGGCCAAAAATTCGTCGCCGAGTCTGCCGAGGCCAAGCGCATCGACCAAGCCCAGAGCAACAGCGTCCTCTCGATTATCAGCCAAGAACTGGAGAGCGCCCTCAACCAAGCCTTCGGCTTTGCCGCTCAGTACGTCGGCATCGAACCCCCCGAAATCACCATCGACCGCGACTTCGACTACTACCGCCTGATCGGCCAAGACGTATCCGTCCTGGCCCAACTCAATCAAATGGGCAAGATCAGCGACGCCATGCTGCTGGAAATCCTGCGTCGCGGCGAAGTCCTGCCCGACAACATCAACATCGAAGACGAGATGGAAGCCGCCAACCGCTCTGCTATTGAGATAGCCGAACCAGCCGAAACCACTGAAGAACCTGAGTCTCCCGAAGATTCCAGTGAGTCTTAACTGCTAAAGTACATTTGTCCAAGTAATACATCACCGTGCCCGAAGAACAGCAAGCCCCAGTAACTCCTGTGGAGACTGGTGCGTCTCAGCCTGTGGCTGAAAGCTTGGATCTGGCCGCCCAACTCGAAGCCCTTCGTGCGAAAAACCAGGAACTGATTGCTGAGCGCCGCAAGGACCGCGAAAACCGCGAAAACCTGCAGAAACAGCTCGAAGAAATCCGCATCGCCCAAGAGCAAGCCAAAACCGCCAAGCTCGCCGAATCCGGCGAGTACAAAACTCTTTGGGAAGAAGCGCAAAACACCGTCGCTGAACTCAAACAACAACTAGCGACAAAAGAGGCTGAGGTGGATCAAATCCGCCAAGGTTTCACTCAAGAACAAGTGAAATCTGCCGCCATCGCCCAGCTCTCACAGGCTGGTGCATTGGCACCCGATCAGCTGTATCGTCTATTGCAGGAGAACTTACGTGCCAAAGATGGACAGCCTGTGGCTGTTGTCGGCGGCGTCGAAGTTCCAGTTGGTGAATACATCGCCAACTTAAAAAACCCCGGCAGCGGTTACGAGCATCATTTCGCAGCAACTAACCGCGCTGGGATGGGTGTCACGGGTAGTGCCCGCGCCACCGCCCTCCCCGGCCAAACCAACCCCTGGCTTGCGGACAGCTGGAACGTTACCCAGCAAATGATTCTTCTCAGCAAGGATCCCGACAAAGCAAGGTTGCTGAAGGCAGAAGCCGGTAAATAAGCCCCTGTGGGGCACTCCCGCAAACCCACTTAGGAGCCCACAATGGCTGCCATCTCTGAAAACTATTCCGGCGGAACATTCCTGTCGGATTTGGTCTCGCGCCCCGAATTTCTCGCTTACACGAGCGAGGGTATCTTCGAGCAATCGAAGTGGATCCAAAGCGGTATCATCCAGCGCAACGCTGCCCTGGACGCCCGCGCTGGCGGAACCCGCGTTCGCGTTCCTTTCTTCGACCCCATCAACCCCACCGAAGAGCAAATCCTCTCCTCGGCTGCCTGGGGCACCTCTGGCGCTGGCTATCTGACTCCTCAGAAGTCG